GATCAAAACTGTTAATGGTTGGAAGAGAGTTCCACCTGCTTGGATACAAAATGCTATTCCAGGAGTTATGAATTTAAGTTCAGGTGGTAGAGCACAATATATAACGAGTATACTCACTCAGCTTGGTAAAGTTGGAGCTACAGGAGTATTAGCTTACTTTTTACTAAAGACTGTTGCTGGTGAGATTCTTGAGCCATACCTTAAGTCTTTTGAACCATTTGTCAAAGGTATTATTAAAGATATAGATATTGATGCTTTAGCTCCAGGTACTGCCGAAGTTACCGGAGGGTTAGGGCCAGGTATACCTAATACGTATATTAATGCCCTTTTAATGGCTATTCGTGCTGGACAAACAGTGTTTAATCTTGAAGAGTTTAGAACTATTATAGCTAATGAACAATTGCAGAAGGCTTTGCAGGAAAGAGGTTTAGACATCTTCTCTCTATTACCTGGTGGAGATGTTAACTATGTGAATCCAGCGTCAATAGGTATTGATCCGGGTATCCAGAAGTTTATTGATGATGTTGAGGCATATGTTATAGCAACAAATAAAGCTATAGCTGATAGAGATGCAAGGATTAAGCAATATGAAAATGTTTATCTTAATCCTTACTCTCAACCAGCTCCATATGATCAACCGCATCCTGCTTCACCATCAGGTAAAACTATAACACAAGGTGTTGGTGAATTACCACAGTTATTCATTCAAAGTGGAGGTTCTAATCCCACTCCTCCACCTTTTAGGGGAACTTTTGATTCTGGTCATAAAGGCTTTGATTTTCCGCATCTTGAGAGGGATGAAGAAGGAGGAAATTTATCCCAATCAGAAGCGGAAGCATGTGTCTTTAAAATTAAGGAACAGATATCTGAGTTTGGTGAGGTTAATGAAGCCAAATTACCACAAAAGTGTTTACCTTTGTGGTCGCAAATCCGAACTCACAGCAAAGTGTCTATTCCTATTCATAAAACTTCTAGGAGGTAATCAATGCATGTTACGAAGCTTCCAACTTCGACACTCTCTCTTCCAAAAGCAGGCAGAGAGCGACTTGAGGCTTCGGTGGGACGTACAGCTGTTGGTTATGATATTGATCTAAGGTCGCCATTGTACCGTACAATGAGTAGAGAGTATATTTTAAATATGCTCGATAATGCAATTGGAAATGTATCGTTTCCTGAGCTAGAAGGTATAGACTCTGAAGAACGCGATCATGTTGGACCTTATTCTATTGTACTTCCTTTTGATCAACGAAAAGTTGATCTAGAAAAGTATTGGTCCCAGAATAGTGAATATGATTCACATATTCTTGAAGTCGCAAGCCTGCGTGTTAGAAGTCTTATCAGAGAGCGTTCCTTACGACCTGCACAGTTAACTACTGCCTATAAGCTTATGCCAAAGAATACTAGTCTTGGTTTACCCCATATGACTAGAAATAGGGCGTTTGCTTCTTCTTATCTGGAAAGAGCTAAAGTCATTACAAGTCCTGATGAAATATATCCATGTGTTTTAGGTTGGCGTGGACAACCCAAAGGTCTGCATTTAACTCCTAAACAAAGAGTAGTTTGGATGTTCGATCATGCGGAAACAATCATGGGAGCAACCATATTATATCCTTGTCTTAATGAGTTGCGGAATAAGAATGGGTTTTCTGCTTGGCTAGGAGGTGAATTTGTTGATATTAATATCACGAATTTGCTGAATGTAGCTCAGCAGAGGCATGTGAATATTGTTTCAATGGACTATTCGGAATTCGATTCTTCTGTCTCTCAAACTTTGTTACGGTTAGTTTGGGATTTGATGAAGTTTTGGTTTGTTCCGGAAGCTACACCACGCTTGGAGTTACTTCTCTCGGTATTTTCTACAGTACCGATCGTTTGTCCGGACGGAGTCTGGAGAGGACGCAGTGGTGGAGTTCCTAGTGGATCAGCTTTGACAAACTTAGTTGATACGCTAGTGAACTTAGTTGCTGGTGAGTATTGTGCACTGCGATTAGGAGTGGAACTAATACTCTATGAGGTTTTGGGTGATGACTCAGTGTTTCTATTTTCTGAGAATATAGAAACATCCGCAATGGAGGCAGTAATGAAAGAACTTGGCTTGAAAGTAAATTCAGATAAGCAGTTTGTGTCACCATCCGGATGCCACTATTTACAACGTTGGCACTCATTAGAATATGTGACTGACGGTTTATGTCGTGGTGTCAGAAGCCCTTATAGGGCTATAAATGGTATGTTGTCTTATGAACATTTTCACAATCCTAAGTTGTGGAATAAATATATGGACACGACCAGATGGGTGATGCAGATGGAAAATGTGCGTTGGGATCCTAGATTTGTCGAATTTGTTAGATTTATTAAAGAAGGAGATATGATACTAAACAGTGGTGTCGATCCTACTGAAGTGTTCAAGAGAGCTGGTGGAGCAGAAGTGATTAGATCTTCTCTATCAATTGTAC